CTGAAGAGATTATCCCGCTCACATCCCAAGAAACTCCATCGGTACGCCCCGTACCCCCCGCCGCCCCCGCCACGCCGCCTGTGCGTGCTGCGGACGAGGCCGGTGCAGAAGCAGCACGTCGCCCTATTGATGGCACGACAGAACAGACGGATGTTTTTACTGGCGATGAGGCAGTCCGGGTCCAGAGAGAAGCTACCAGGAAACTTCGTGAGGCTGAAGAGGCCGCTGCCCGTGGAGATCTACCACCCGACACAGATTTGGCTGAGATTACCTATCAGGCTGATGTAGCCGAGATAAATGCGGGTGGACGACCGCCAGTACGACCGCCAGATGGTCCGTCACCCCCGGCGCCACCGCCACCGGGCGGTTCAGCAACAGGGCGAGTATTCGACCGGATTTCTCTCGAAGATGGTGGGTTGAATATTGTAGAGCGGTTACGTTCGGGCTGGCACAGTTTTCTTCGTCAGATGGTCGATGAGCTGCACCCTCTCGACGAGTTTGTACGCGCTGCCAAAAAGGGCGGTATGCAACTTTCTATGGAAGAGAACCCGTATTTATGGGCTCGGATGTTGCCCGGAACTGGCGGCAAAGCGAGGGTGATGATTGAGGAAGGCACGTTTGGAGCGAAGTATTGGAAACAAGGTCCGAAAGGTGCGGTTCCAAACCTCCGCGGTCCAAGTCTTGAAGAAATCTTAAAACCGGTAAGTAAGCCAGAAGAGTGGCGTGACTTTGCTACATATGTGACAGCAAGACGCGCTGTCGATCTTAACCGTCGCAAGATCCTGACTGGGATTCCGCCAGAAGATGCGAGACAGGCAATACGCGAACTCGAAGCAAAATATCCAGAGTTCAGAAAGACCGCTGCCGCTGTTTACAAGTATCAGAACGAGCTGCTTGATTACGGTGAGGAAATGGGGCTTCTGGCACCCGACCTCGTTGCGAAGTTAAAGAAAACGAAAGACTATGTTCCGTTCCTGCGCGTCTTTGAAGAACTCCAAGCAGGTGGGTTCATGGGCAAGAAAATGGCGGATGTCCGATCACCTATTCGGCGCATCAAGGGGTCTGAGCGGGAAATTGTCAATCCCCTAGAGAGCATTGTCAAAAACACTTACTTGATCGTAGAGGCGGCCGACCGGAATCAAGTTGGCCGACTCATGGCGAATATGGTTGCTCGTGATCCGGCGTTGGAACCACTCTTCCGCAAGGTTCCGCAGAAAACCGCTCTCGTAGCACGAACGACAGCTAAAGAGTTAGGAATTTCACTTGAGGGATTAACCGAACGAGAAGCAGAGCAGATCTTTGATATATTCCGGCCCTCTCAGTACACGAGTGAAAATGTTGTCACCGTTATGGACAAGGGGAAAAAGACTTTCTATGAGGTAGACCCTGATCTATACCGTGGACTTCTGTCTATGGATACCGAATCCGTAGGCATGGCGATTAAATGGTTAGGACTTCCTGCTCGTATCCTGCGTGCCGGCGCAACTCTCAGCCCGGACTTTATGATCCGTAACCCGATCAGGGACCAACTAACTGCTTACACGTATTCCAAATATGGATTTCTTCCGGGGGTCGATTGGGTCAGAGGGGTAGCCCAGGTACTCGGTAAGACAGATGAGTACACATTATGGAAACTATCTGGCGGTGAGCGATCGACGTTGGTTTCGATGGACCGTGAGTACCTTCAGAAGAGCTTTCAGCAGGTCGTAGACGAGCACAAGTTCACGGACTACAAGAAAAGTCCGCTTGAGTACCTTCAGATCCTTAGTGAGTTCACCGAAAAAGGTACTCGCATGGGAGAGTTTGTACGTGGTGTTCGGCGTGGCGCCTCACCTATGGACGCCGCATTTTCATCACGCGAGGTGACATTGGACTTCGCAAAAATGGGAACGTCTGCTCGGACTATGAATCGCTTGATTGCGTTCTTTAACGCAAACATCCGTGACTGGGACCGCATGATTACGTCGTTCAAGACTAATCCTGTGAAAACGTCGTTCAAGGTATTCACCGGGATCACACTTCCGTCGATCGCTTTGTACTACGTCAATCGCGATAATCCGCGATATCAGGAACTCCCTCAATGGCAAAAAGATTTGTTCTGGGTCATTATTCCTCCAAATGGCCCGATCGTTCGTATCCCCAAACCTTTCACACTTGGCATCTTATTTGGATCAGTCCCGGAACGGTTCTTAGAATATTTGGACACCAAAGATCCTGAGATCCTAAAGGGTGTGTTTGGGAGTGCGCTCGAAATGGGAACTCCTGGATATGTACCGACAGCTCTGCTTCCAGTGATTGAGACACAGGCTAATCACAGTTTCTTCCGTGGCACTCCAATCGTTTCACGAGGTCGAGAGGACTTCCCTGACGAAATGCAATACTCGGGTAGTACGTCAGAGTCGGCAAAGCTACTTGGTGGAGCATTGGACTTCTCCCCAGCAAAGATCGACAACATCATTAGCGGCTACACAGCCAGTCTTGGAAACTACGCTGTCCAGATTCTCGATGAGGTCTTAGAGGGAACAGGGATTACGAATCCGGCACCAGATCCTTCTCGGACGGCGGCTGATTATCCGGTGCTCAAGTCATTCATCGCCCGGGATCCGACAGGATCATCAAGCAAGTCTGTTGATGATTTCTATAATGCGTTTCAGAAATCCGAAGGTGTTGAAAAAGCGCTCAAAGAGTACCTGCAAAAAGGCGAAGAGGCTAAGTTCAAGAAGTATCTGGCCGATCATCCTGAAGCCCTATTCTTCTACGACAACAGCAGCAACGACTTTTTCTCTAAACAGGCCCGTGCCTATCGCACGATCGCTGCCCAGATGTCGGGTATCCGTAAGGCACAGCGAGATATCTGGGATTCTCGATCACTGTCTCCACAAGAAAAACGGGACAAGTTGGACGAGCTCAATGCGCTAATGACGACTATCGCTCAAAGAGCCTTGATGGTGGATGAGGTTGTCGAGCAACAGGAAGATCTCGACATCGACTTCAGCGAGTTTGAGGACCGGTCAGCCGAGAGTATTCGGGCGGTTGAGCTTACGGAGGCGCTGGCACCAATCAAGGAAGCATCCCTGTCCCTGATAGTGGGCTATGAAGCCGTTGAGCCAGGAAAGGCTAGGACTGAATACAGAGAAGGGCATCCAGACGTGGATGCACATTTGTTTATAATCGGTCGAGTCAGCACCTTGCAATCATCCGCCGGGATAAGTAGAGCTAAAGAATTGATTATCGGCGCTGGGCTACTTAACTTGCTTGAAGCAGACAGCACTCGGATGGAGAGTTTTAGAAAAGCTCTTACTGATCGATGGGTAGATGGATCAATCGACTTAGATCCTAGTGACCAAGAGGGCGATACTGGATTTGATACGATCAGGGACCCCAGCACAATCCCGGCACCACCTTCATTCGACACAGGGCCAGCCCCGTCAATTCCTCCAATCAAACTAAGAGGGTCATTACTACCCGCTGAAGGAGATATCCCCGTGGCGCAGAACGTCAACAATGTGGACCGATGGGAACAGGTCAGCGCGCAACTGAGTGGATCTGATTTGCGTACGCTTAATAGCTTCTGGCGTGAGGGGGGTGAAATATTGCCAGAACAGGAAACCAAACTACGGGCTATCCATGAACAATTCCCGTTCGGACAGCCCAACTATCAGACTTGGCTCAAGCAAACATTGAGACAAATCCAGACCAATGCTGCGAACGTCGCGGTGCAGGTCTAAGGAGAATCGGGTATTATGCAACAAGACACTCTGAATCAAGAGAGCTCTTCTTCGGTCGAGAATGAGAATCAAAACTCTCAGAATCAGGACGGCAGTTCTGAATCTGATCGGTTGGCAAACTCATCTCCTGGGGAACAGAAGCCTGAGTCAGAGGGAGCGGTTGAGCCGACATTAGCTGGATTGCAAACTCAGCTAACAGAGGCAAGAGAAGCCGCCAAAGCATCCGATATCGCGCTCGGGAAAGTCCGTGAAGAGCGAGCGGCAGAGGTACTTACTAAAGCTGCCGAAGCTCGTGAAACTCAAGAGCGGACGCACCAGGCGCAGGATGCTGAAGCCGTCGAATCCGGCGATATGACCGCTCAAGAAGCTCTTGATGCGTCTAATAAACGTAGAGAAGAGTCTGATAGATCGGTCACTGAAGATGCCACTGTTGAAGCCACGCTCGATAAGGTCATGCCGGCCATCGATCTTGGTGCTAGATATCAGGCAGCTTCAGAACTTGCAGATAAATACAATCTGCCAGATCTCCGGCCTTTGATGGACACCTCAATTCCTGATTCAGCCACGATGGAGCAAAAAGCTCAAGAGATCGCGGAATCAAACCGGGAAGGTACAGAGAAATTTGATGGTGGCGTGACCGGCAGGGTGGCACCACCGAACACTGATGGACTACACGGATTGGAATTAGCCAACCTCGCGTATTCCGAAGGTGAAACCAATCGACGTAATAGAGCCAATCGGGGGTAATCAACCGTGGCTTTCACACTGGCGGATCTTGCAAAGATCGAGAAAGATACGCTCCGCAAGTCCGTAATGGATACACTTCTCATGGAATCAGATGTCTTACAGGACATCCCGTGGGAAACGCTCGGGACACTTTCTACCACAGTCATTCGGATTCAGGATTTGCCCAGTGTGGGCTTCCGTAAGGTCAACGAAGGGTACTCATCGGGCGATGGGTCACTCGAACAGAACGTCGAGACGGTTTCCCTGATGGGCATGTACTCGGACGTTGATAAGGTGATCGCCAAGACCAAGAACACCATTGGCGAAGCTCGGGCCATTCAGCAACAGATGATGGTCAAGGCGATGTCGTACAACTTCAACGACAAATTCATCAACGGAGATCCTGAGACAGACCCGGACGAGTTCAAGGGCCTGGAACAACGAGTAGGCGACTTGAACGCTGCTGGATTCACCGGTCAATACATCGACAACGGTGGAACTTCTGGCGACGGTATTCTGCTCAACTCCGCTGAACGCAACAACTTCCTGGACAAGTTTGAGCAAGCGCAATACGCCATCAAGGGCCACAACCCTGAGTGGGCGTATATGAACAACACCACGCTGCGAGCTACGCGTTCCGTCCTCCGACGTGAAGGGCTGCTCGACACGACCAAAGACCAGTTCGATCGTGTGGTCAATATGTACGGCTCAACCAAGCTCTCGGACATCGGTGTAAAGGCCGACCAGACCACCGAGATCCTGCCGAACACCGAAACACTTGAGGATGCCGGCTCTGCCGAAAGCACGTCGATATATTTCTGCAAGTACGGGATCGGTGAGTTCTTCTGGGGCATCCAGGCGTACGAAATGGAAGTCGAGGACGTTGGGCGGCTTGAGGGCTCCCCGGTATTCAGGACGGAAGTTGATTGGCCGCTTGGACTGGCGCAGTCGGATCCGTACTCGATCGCTCGTCTCTACGCAGTCATTCCGAACGCAAGTACCTAAACCATGAATACCTACGAATACGAGTGCGGAATCCACGGGACGTTTGAGACGCGAGAGCCTATCAATCAGGTTCACGAAACGACTTGCCCGACCTGTGGATCTTCGGCTCGGCGTAGGTATGGATTCTCCGGTTTTAGGTTCGCAAACCCGCTGTTTCACCAAGACGGTAGCTACGAGGAAAAATAGATATGCCCAACGATAACAATTTGGTACTCCATGATGGCACCACCATCACGGCTGATATCACACCTACCTCAACGACTCGTTCGAGCGGGTCGGCAGTAATCAACCTGAAAAAGACGCCAGCAACGGGTCTGTACGCAGTTCTAATCATGGGCGCCGATCTCGGTGCATCATCGGACACGCTACAAGTCACGATCGAACACAGCGCCTCTGCGGGCTCTGGATACGAGGAAGTGGCCCGATTCCCGCTCTTGACGAAAGGAACCGGGATGCCGGGAACCTACATTGTCCGATTCGGGTCAAACCGAATGGCAAATGGAGCTACGGCACAGTACGTGCGCGGGAAGATTGATGCTACGGATGCTTCCGGTTCCGACTTCACGGTTGCAAACGTCTGGCTCAACATCACGCCGCACGCTGAAATCATTGGCTGGTAGGCGCTTATTCAATAAGTAAAAAAAAGCGACCTGATTAAAGGGGCGAGGCTCAACGCCTCGCCCCTCTTAGCGACCGGAGATTCTTATGGCGGAAGCACCTGAAAGCAAAGAGTTCAGAGAACATATAAAGGTTCTAACTGGCGCGCACGGTGGAATAATGTCATGCTCGAACTGCGGCATGGACATAGAGCTCGGACAGACGTACCGTAACGAGAACGGAACGAGACACGACCCCATTTGCCCGAAGCGCCGGAGGTAATCTGTGGCTACTGAAATCACCCCGGCAACGCTGACAGTTACGATTACTGAAACGATCACGCTCGACGGTGAAGCGCGTGGTGGCACGATGGTTCAGACCATCGCCAGCGTTACCGAGATCGCAAAACGGGTCATGGAAGTCCCGATCACCGAGATTGAGATTGCGAAGTTCCAGGCAACTAATCCTGGTGCCGGTACATTTGACGAAGCGGACGTGAAGTATGTCCGTCTGTCTAACCGTGATGCCACCAACCATGTCGTATTTGTAATCACAGACGATAGTGCAACAGAGTTCGCCTGGAAAGTTGATGCTGGCAACTCTCTCGTGTTCTTTGGTGATAACTCCGGTGGCGTGGCCGACATAATGATTGCGAAGGCAGCGGCCATTACTACCGTTACGTCAGCCGTGGCAGTTGGTGACATCGTGACGATCTCAGCGATTGCTGATACCGCGCCGGTTGACGTTGAATACTTCATAGCAGGAACGTAGCTGTGGGACGTACCCTCGGGCTACTTTGTGCAGACCTCGCCAAAGCGATGGGCGAGCAGGTTCTCGGCACGCCAAGTGGCGGGGGCCAATCCTCATTTATATCCACACCTCTCACGCGCCGGTCTGATGGCTACTATGACGATTGGTACGGCCGCTTCTACGATGGTAAACACCGAGATACGTCGTTTGACGTGTCGAGCTTTAATGGTGACAACGGCCAGGTCGACTTCATCCCGGCGCTGGACGAAGAAGAAGCCGTAGATACCACCGACTTGTTCTACCTGTCGATGGAGTTTGAGGCCGAAGAGCTCATCGCCTCCATGAACTCGGCTCTCGATATGGTCGGAACGCTGGCGCTGGAAGATCTCTTTGACGAAACGCTCCTAATCGTGGCGAACGTCTACGAATATAATCTTCCTCCAAAATTTCAGCACCTTGAGAGCGTCTACCACGAGTCGGCTAATGCTGGCCGGTTCAGCTCGCAGGACGATCCGCTCCCGTATCGACACTGGGACATCATCAGAGGACCGTCACCGAAACTCTGGCTGGATGATAACTATGTAAATCTCACTACCGGCCGTAAGTTGCGTCTAGTGGGTCAAAAGCGACCTGATCGCCTGATTCTGGATGCCGACGTGTGCAACGTCAATCCGACATTCATGGTTCAACAGGCCAAAGCGTTCCTGCATCAGAGCAGGATTCGGGGTGAGGGCGCCGACGCGGAAGAGCATCGTACTCAGATGCTACTCGCACAATCTATGGCCGAAGGATTGCTTGGTCGGATCTCGATAACTCCCCGTGGGCGTGACATTTAATGGTCACAGTCCACCGCCCTAACGAGATCTCGCTATTCGGCACGCGGTACCCGATGATCGGGACCGTTAAGTCCGTCCGTATTCCTGATTTCGCCGAGAAACAGGTCACTGGTGATATCTCCAAAGAGGACTCGGTAGTTGACTCGACGTGGGTGTTCGTCGGCAATCAGACCGGTGGCATCGGCGTATTAGAAATGCTGGAAAAAAGGGACACTGATCGGTGTTTCTTCTCAACCTGCTGGATCCAGACCAACGGCCACTTGTTGCTCGGTGCGCTAGTTACAAGCACTACCAATCCCACGTCTGACTCAGAGCCAGAAGTCACGATCGAGTACGTCAACGCTCAATACTGTGCGTTCGGGACTGCTTTGCACCAATGGTCCGAAGGTTCGGCATCCTGGGGAACTAGCATCGGCGCTCTTGTCCAAGTCCCGACTGATGTGATTCTTCACAAGAACAAGATTTATTTCGCCAGCGGCACCGACTTCAACCGTTACGACGGATCAACTTTGACGACCGGGGCAACTCTCGCGGGATCAGCGAAGGCTGCGAGGTTCTTCGTTGAGTGGGACGATAAACTCTTCAGACTTGCGAATGACGGCACCTTTGAGTGGACCCATGATGAAGGTGCCACCTGGTATGCCAGCGCAACAACGGATTTGCCGACTGCTTCATTCACTGGCCTATTCGTAGGTGAGAACGCTGCCGGCGACCTAATCATTTACATGAATACGCAGTTTGGCACGTTCGGGCTGGACTTCGACGGCAACAAATGGCTTGCGACTCAGTTGACTTGGCCGCAGCACGAGTTTGGCGGTCAGGGCTCAACACAGTTCGAGGATGCAACGTACATCCCCAGCGGCATGAAGATCAACAAGTATCGTCCGGGTGATCGCCGTGTTATCGATGTCGGTCTTGACCGAGACGACGGTACTCCTGAAGCGCAGCGTGGGAATACGATTGCACTCGTTCCCGGCCACCGTGAGCTCTATAACCTCGTTGACGCTACTTCGGCCGACACTCAGAATCTTTTCCCGGGTAGCCAGGGATTCACGTCAGGTGACGTACAGATCTACGACAACGTAGGCGCCTCTTTGGTTGCCCGTTACAGACGTGTCCCGCCGCTAAACGACCCTAACCGTGACGGAGCCTGGTCTGTGATCTATACGGCTGATACGGCCGGCTTGCCAGCAAAATGTATGGCTGTCTCAACTTCTGATGGGTTCTACCGTCTCTGGTTCGGGATCGAAGAGACGATGAAGTACATTTCACTTCAACGTGACATCAATAATCCGCTAGAGATCGACGGCTTTCTATTTGATGCTGCCCGAGGTGGCGAACACCTTACGTCTCGGTTCGATGCAGATAAGGCCACTACGAGCAAGACCGCCCGACGAGTACGAGGCCGTGTAGAAAACTGCACTACGACTGAGTATGTGATTATTTACTACCGAATCAATGCCGATACGACGTGGACGAAAATGACGAGTGACACGTACACGGACGGCCAGATAGATGCCGATGGTGAGTTCTCGATGGACTTTGAGGACGAAGCCGGTGCGGAGTTCGATTCGATCCAATTCAAAGTTGAACTATATAGCGGTTCAAATACGCTCTCACCAGACCTTCGTTACGCCCGGTTGGAGTATTTGAAACAGCGGGATCCGGTATACGGCTACCGCGTTCGAGTAGATGCCCAGCGAAACTACCGGAACAGCACCGGAAAGAGTCGCAGGGCTGCGCTCAAAACTGCCAACTTAACTAAGACGCTTGGGCAATTCGCGTTTATGAACGCCGGAGAGTCCGAAACATTCCGTGTGCGCGTGCAGGAATACGAAGGCGTTGAGTTTGGCGGTCGCTATTCTCAAGGCGTGTATGATTTGCTGTTGTTAGCCCCATAGGAGAACACTCATGGCAGCAGGTTCAGTTGAACTAGGCGGAAAAGTAATTGACGGAGGCGGAGCCCCTAAAGTCGGCTTGACTGTCTCACTATACGAAGCTGCTACATGGGAAGCTGCGGGATCAACCACGGCCACAACCACGACCGACTCTGATGGCCTATGGGCGTTCAGTACCCAGGACATCACGAAGGTTTGGCTCGTTGTCGTCACGGAAGGCACGAAGAAGTACATAATCGACGCTCGGAATGAGCTCCAGTTGACGAATCTGGACATCATCACCGAAATGAAAGTCGATACGATCTACGAACACACGTCCGGGTCCGGCGTGACGATCGACGGCGTTTTAATCAAAGATGGCATTGTCACGGCTGGTGGCGCTTTACTACCCGCGTTAGACGATACCCATGACCTGGGCTCTGCGTCATTCGCATGGCAAGACCTGTTCCTTGAGGGGGACATCACTCTCACCGACGCAGGAAGTCTCAAGGTTGCCGACAACTCCGCAACAGCTTTTCAGATCCTGCAAGGCTCCGATGCCTACCTCATTATTGATACTGCTAACAGTAGTGAGTCTGTATCTATCGGCACGGGCATTTCAGGCTCAACCGTAACATTAGGACACGGCACGTCTACCGTCGCCGTTGCAGACGACCTGACTGTCGGTGGCGATGTTACTGTGACTGGCGCTACGGTTCTCAACGGGACTACGACTCTTAACGGGAGCCTGATACTAGGTGACGCCGCTGCCGATACGTTGACAATCGGAGCCACCTTGCAGGGAGCCACGCCTCTTATCTTTGAGGGTGCTAACGCCGGGGGCGACAACGATCACGAGACATCGTTCGCTATCACCGACCCGACGGCAGACCGCACGATCACCTTCCCCGACGCAACACTCACGGTCAACGCTGCGGCTGACATCAGTGGCACAACCCTGGCCTCGAATGTAGTTACCACGTCTGTGACGACGGTCGGTGCGCTTCTCTCTGGCTCTATCGCATCTGGGTTCGGTGCCATCGACATCGGCTCTGACGCGCTAACCGCAACGGGAACTATCACCGGCCCCTCTGGTACGTGGGACGCGGGTGGCATGGACATCGCCTCCACTGATACCTACGCCATCGCTGGAACGGACGTGCTGAACGCCACAACTCTCGGTACAGCCGTCGTCACGTCGTCTCTCACGACGGTCGGGATACTTGACGCTGGCTCCATCACGGGCAACTTCGGCACGATCAACAACGCTGCCGCTATTACCGGAACGGTACTTACGGCTACAACCAACTTCACTCTTGGCAACACGGTAATAACTGATGGTGTTATTACTGACTCAACCGGCCTGTCGCTTGCTGCTGACGTAACTGTCACTGGGGATCTAATTGTTAGCGGAGATACGATAACTGTTAATACAGCAACGCTAGCTGTCGAAGATCCCTTGATCGCTTTGGCAACAGGGAATGGCGCAGACAGTGTTGATGTTGGTTTCTATGCCAAATATACGGCTACTGGCGTTAAATATTCTGGGCTGTTTAGAGATGCCAGTGATTCAGATAAATGGAAGTTGTTTGCAACAACTGGAGGTAGCCACGCAGCACCTACAACCACAGTAAATACAACCTCTGGTTTCACATTAGGAACCCTGGTTGCTAGTGCGTTTGAGGGCGACATTACTGGTGACGTTACGGGTAACGCTGACACCGTAACGACTAACGCAAACCTTACTGGTCACATCACCTCATCAGGTAACGCTGCTTCGCTTGGCTCATTTACATCACTACAACTAAAGTCGGCATTATCCGACGAAACGGGTTCTGGTGCAGCGGTATTCGCTACCTCACCAACCTTTGTAACTCCTATTCTTGGTACTCCGTCCAGCGGTGTAGCGACTAACCTGACAGGGACAGCGGCATCACTGACCGCTGGGAATGTCACGACCAACGCAAATCTGACAGGCCACATTACTTCGTCAGGAAATGCAACGTCACTAGGCGCATTTACTCTTGCCCAGTTGAACACAGCTATTTCAGATGCCACTCTTGATAGTGGTGGTGGCGACTTGTTGTCAACGAGCAACCTGTCAGATGTTGCCAATGCAGGTACGTCCCGAACCAACCTGGGTGTTGCAATCGGGTCTGATGTTCAGGCTTACTCGTCAGTTCTTGCGGCTGTTGCTGCTGGCACAGACATAACCGTGGCTCAGGGTGGTACTGGTGCATCAACATTTACTGACCACGGCGTAATGCTTGGATCAGGGACTGCTGCTGTATCTGTCACGGCTGCGGGTACTGCCGGTTATGTGCTGATATCTGGAGGTTCAGGTTCAGACCCCACATGGGCTGCGGCTGTCACTGGTGACATAACCAGCGTGGTGGCAGGTGCAGGTATGACTGGAGGGGCTACGACAGGGGATGCCACGCTTGATGTAATTGGCGGAGACGGTATCACCGTAGCCACTGATGCCATAGCCGTTGATCTAGTTGCCAGCGGTGGACTAGAGTTTGTTCTCGGTGAGCTGCAAGTAGCTACGGGCATCGCCGAGCATGACATCGCTCAGTACGCAGCCAGCGTTGCAAACGCCGATTTCCTGCGGATAAACGGTACGGCTGTCGAGGGGTTAAGTGCAGCGGAGGTAGCGGCTGCTATCGAAAGCAGCATTGATGCTGTTGGCACTATCGCTTCGGGTACGTGGGAAGGCGATACCGTAGCGGTGGCGCAAGGTGGTACAGGGGCGACAAGCCTTGATAACCTGATCGCACTTACTACCCACACTACCGGGAATTACGTTGGGACTGTTACTGCGGGTACAGGACTTACCTCATCAGGTGCAACAAGCGGAGAGGGTATTGCACATAGTCTGAGCGTCGATTCAGGACAGACCGGCATAACCTCTATGTACAGCACATCGTTGCACGTAGGCAGGGATGCCGATAACACGATCTACTTCACAACTGACAACGAGATTCGTTTCCAGATTGCAAACGTAGACCATGAAATAGCGTTCCTTGCTGGCGGTGTCGGCCACTTCGACGGCGATGTGTATGCCTTCTCAACTACTACTTCATCTGACCGCAAGCTAAAGACAAACATTCAGCCCATAGAGAACGCACTGGATAAGGTGTTGACCCTAGAGGGAGTCACGTTTGATTGGAAGGATGCTGAACGTGGGTCAAGCGCCGGGCTGATTGCCCAGGACGTACAAGCTATCTTGCCTGAGTTGGTCAAGGAAGCTCCTAACATGGGAGACAATACTGGCACTCACCTGAACCTGAACTACGACGGGGTAGTCGGACTCCTTGTCGCAGCCGTTATTGAACTCACCGAGAAGGTGGAGGCTAAGTAATATGCCTGTTCCATCATCAGGTGAATTACAGTGGTCGGACTTCCAGACTGAGTTTGGTGGTTCATACCCGATCACACTCGCTGAGTATTACGGCAAGTCAACACTCCCCGGAAGTGGCGAGATTAAGGCTTCCGATTTCTACGGCACTTCCGACGTTACGTTCATGGCTGCAACAGGCGGTTCTATTGTTACTTCCGGTGACTACAAGATTCATACGTTTACAAGTTCTGCGACCTTTGCTGTATCGTCACCGGGAACTGCTGAGTACCTAGTCGTTGGCGGAGGCGCTGGAGGTGGCGGACACAGTGGTAGACAAGGGTCTTGCGGTGGCGGAGGTGCAGGAGCCTACCGAGCCGCATCAGGTTTTTCTTTTGCTGCGGCAAGTTTTGCGATCACGATTGGTGCTGGTGGAGCAGGAGGTCCGGCTACTGGTGGCCCATCACCGGGAAGCAATGGAAGTGATGCCGTAATGTCCTCCATAACTTCTAATGGTGGTGGTGGCGGCGGATACGCACAAGGCGGAAACGGATCGGCTAATGGAAATGCGTCTGGAGGCGGTGGTACTTATGACAATTCCAGTGGTGGAGCCGGTGGGACTTATGGGAACGCCGGTGGGAGTAATGGGTCCGGTAACTATGGATCGAGTGGAGGTGGCGGAGCAGGAGGCGCTGGCGCACAGGGAACTTCGGGAAACTCTTCTTACTCAGGTGGTACAGGTGGAGCAGCCACATCTAATTCAATATCAGGCAGTTCCGTAGCGTATGCGCGTGGTGGCGGAGGTGGTGGCAACGGTCAATTTTCTGGTTGGTCAGCATCTGGTCCCCACGACGGAGGACTTCCCAACGGTGGAATGTGGGGAGCCTACGGTCGGGCCTTCAATAACGGTTCAGGAGGCGGCGGCGGTAGCGGGAACGGAGTTGGCTATGGTGGAGGCGGTGGTGGAATTGGTTTCTATGCACCTGCGTGGTTTTACCCAGCAGCCGGGTATATGGCCGGTGGCAACGGTTCTGCTTCCGTAGTAATTATTAAGTATCAGTTTCAATAATGGCTTATTTCGCACAGATAAATGGCAGCAATATTGTTACCAATGTAATAGTGGTTGCTGATGGTGATGCCGCTAACGAAGCAGCAGGTATCGCTTTCTGCAAGGCATTACTCGGTGATGATACTAACTGGGTTCAGACCTTCGATGATGGTGCGAGAGTCAGGTACGCTGGCATAAGCTATACCTATGATGCAACTAACGATGTCTTTTATCGTCCTGAGCCTTACCCATCGTGGGTGTTAAATACTTCTACATGGGAATGGGATGCCCCTGTTGCATTACCCAGCGATGTGGGGGCTGACGATGCCGATAACCCAACTGAGTTTGTAAGCTACGATTGGGACGAAGGCTCAACATCGTGGGTGAATAGAACGGTACATACTCTCCCCCCACCCGAATAGGAGATATCTATGGCAGAAGTAGCAATCGAAATGGCAGACATCAATACCGTACTAAGCGCGAGTCCTGCGTTCGCACAGGCTGTATCCGCAGCGGCATTGAGCCGCCGGGTAGACGAACTGGAAGCGGCTGCGGAAGCTGCTCCTGCATGTGACTGCCAGAAGGACTCGTCTGATTTTGAGCCAGAGACTGCGGACAGTTTTACAACGTCGTAAGGGGCTGACAAAGTGAGCGAGAACAAGACACCGGAGCCGGTGGAAGAGAAGGTCGAGGAAAAGGAAGCGATCGTTGAGGTAGCAGAGGAAGCCCTCATGTCCCTCAACGATGTGAAGGATCGGTTTATCGGTATTGTGGACAACGCCAGGGCCGCAGGGATAGCGACCGTTACGAGCCGTGGATTCGCTGCGCTCGAAGGATTTTTTGGCGCCCTCGCTGGAGACAAAGAGAAGCGACCGCCGAAGGAGTAACTTATGGGATGGCTGCTTGGCCCCTTGCTTGGGGGCGTACTGGGTGGGATCGTCGTAGTCCGTATCTTAGAGTTCCTCTTGGGCGGGGTATCCAGTGGCGTGATGAGTGTTATCCGACCCATATTTTTTGTCAGCACGGTGACGGCGGTTACAACGCAGTCGGGAATGGGCAAGTTCACCTCACTCGTGCGAAAGTTCCAGCGAGGTTCTGTTGCTATTGAGGATCAGTTAGACTCCATCACCAACACGAAACGTGAACGGAAATAAGTTTCAGGAGAGACAGATATGAATGAATGGATGCTCGGTGCAATCGCTGTTGGTGCCATTGTCATCATGCTGGGCGGTGGAAGTTGGCTCTGGCGGGTCGCGACAAACCGCGCTCGTAGCTCCAGTAACTCTCCGGTGGCTGCTGCCGTAGAGACGGTCGCAAAGAAGGCTAAAGCAGCCTCCTAAAGATGAGGCGGTTCGCCCGTAGAGTCCGGTTCGGACTTCTCGGGACATTCTTAGCGTTCGGGGTCGGCGCTGGCCTTACGTGGTATTTCCGCGTCGTGATTTTCGGTTGGTTAATCGCCCCGGCTGACGGCCAGCTCTCTCCCCATTATGGGCTGCCCATATATACCTCGCCGACTGAGATTCTGTCTGTGACCATACGCCTGTCGCTAACGGGCGGCGTGGTCCTCGCGATCCCCGTTCTCGTACTCACTATTTTCTACCTGGTGAGCCCGTTAATCTCCCGGCACGAGCGACGGCTTGTTGCCCTTTTCCTGCCAGCGATCCTCCTGTGCTACCTCGCTGGGGTGTCGTTCGCATATTACGTGATGCTGCCGGTGGGGATTGCATTTCTGCTGCACTTTGGGGAGGGCATCGCCGTACCCACCATCAGGATATCTGAGTATCTGGGTCTGGCTATCGTCCTTTTATTCTGGCTCGGAGTGATCTTCGAGTTGCCGCTCTTGATGTTCCTACTGGCGAAGCTGCGACTCATTTCGTACCAGCGGTTCAGACGAGTGCGGAAGTTCGTCCCGCCCGTAGCCATTATTCTCTCTGCAATAATTACTCCGACGTTTGATATCGTGAACCAATTGATGGTCGCCATACCCATCATAATTTTGTACGAGGTTGGGTTGCTGCTTGCATGGCTGGCCCAGCCTGGAAAGGGGAGACTTGTGATCCGTAGAATCAAAGCGGTGCTGGTCGGAATCTTGCGGCGAGCCGCCGTCGTTCTGGTACTTGTACCGTCACTCTTAGTCGGGGTGCTTTTCGTGGTTGCTCTGTGCTTTGTGTTCGTCTGGGACGGCGACCTGTCTACCGGCACACCATCGAGGGCCAGAACAAAGCTGGACAAGGCGTACAGTAGGTTACTCGCGCTGATTGCGAGGGCGGCGAAGCTCTCTAGGAAGGACTAAGTAATGGCTAACTTCGACGTAATGAGCATCGTGATTGCATCGGCCGGCACGCCGCAACAGCTCTCCGCCAGCCTCGCGGCCAATTCGTTCGTTCGTGCGAGCGGTGCGACTTCCCGAATCACCACAATCGAGATCACTCCCAGGTCCGACAATACAGGCACGGCTATGTATTGGGGGCGCAGTAATATGACTCGTGCGTATAGCGACAGGATGCCCAAAGGGGTAGCAAAAAAGATCGACTTCGACACCGGCGCCATTAACGTAGCTGATATTTATATGGACGCAGATACAGACGGTGACTCGGCTGACGTGGTGTTCACACTCGAATAGCGACGACTAAGTGGCATCGGTGCTGACTGCTACGGATATCTGATCGAGGTAAGTAACGCCGACCGCTAGCGCGCTCCATGCGTGGCCTGAGACGCCGTGCAGGATCCCCGGCGGTGTCTCGTACTTGTCGCCGTTGCACTCTTCGCATACGGGGCGACCAGCCCCCCTCCAGCCCTTCCCCTTACAGGAGTGACACTTCTTCCCGCCGACCGCTACCTCGTCACCGCCGAAGCGGTCGATCAGTGCTTGGCGCACGTTGCCGTCTTTCGCAGAGGCCACGCCGCACAGGTGCGTCTTGATTGTAGGGCGAGGGATGAAGATAGCGTCGGTTACGTGAGCCTGGTCGAACCGGCCCATCCACTTGCACGTATCGAACGTATCTCGACCGACGGCCATGCCGTAGTTCCCGATGTCCTCGATCACAAGGGTGGACTCTTGCACCCATGCCACTTGCAGCTTCTCGATAAGAACGTCGTTATCTTCCCAGCCCCACAGGGCAGGGACTCCGTTCACGAGAGAAACCCAGCCAGACTTCGTAGGGCCGGGGTCGATGGCGAATACTCTCATTCTCTACTCCTATCCGTTATTGATCGCTGATGATCTCGTGCGCCATCATTTCGACAGCCCTGTGGTCGTCGCCGGGTGTCTCGCGTTGCTCAAGCCATACGCCAAGCGCGTCCATAGGGCTCATCTTCGCTAGTGGCTCGATCGTCTCGACCCTTGCCGCACGCTTGACCTCGTGCTCCACGATCACCTCGACGTAGGGGTGCTGATCCCGCAGAGCTCGTTCGGCGATAGCGAGTTGTTCAGGGTCGTCGCCCTCACGCACCGTCCACGTCAAACGCACGCCATCGTAGTCGCCGGCCAATTCGTAGTCCTCATTACTGACAGTTGCCAGTTTGAGCGACGTTGTGTACGGGATCTGGCGGGTGATGTATCGCCAACCGTTGACGATGATTGGCTCTCCAACTTCTTGTATTAGATCTGCCGCAGACTGAATGAACAGGCTGTCAGGGTCCACCTTTGTGATGTCCACCACCGTGAAGCTCTTGACCTGATCGGCCTCGCCCCAGTCCGTCGGCTGCGTGCTGCCCACGTAAGCGGGAGAGCTCGGGTCGTGGACGTGGCCCAGGTAGACGCCACCGATGTTCGGGAGACTCGTCAGCGACTCGTACGGCAGCACCACATCCTTGCCCAGCATGAGGCCGGGGTCGTCCGGTGTCGTGTTGCCATAGCTCACCATCGCGTGGCCTACGAGGATCGCAGGGCGTGTCTGGTCGATGTCGTTAACAGCGATGTCATTCAAATCTTCAAGAATCGCTTGTCTGGTTCGGGCGATCTCTTCCCTGATCGTCCATCCGGTAATCTTGTCAGCGTTGTAATCGGACGGTCGCGGCCACGGTAGGCACACGATCTGCACGCCTGGGTTCCTCGCCGTTCCGTACGGCTCAATCAAACTCGGCCGACCGCTCATGGCGTATCCGTCGCTCCACCAGAGCGCGTTGACGTCGCCCTGCGCTGAAATGTCGTGGTTGCCGGCGACGTAGACCGTGTTTGCTGGGTATATCTTCTGCGCTCGTGCGTAGTCGCCCGGGAGCGGGTTGCGCTGATCGAACACATCGCCAGCGACGATCAACATATCGGCAGCGTTGTCCCTGAACCATTTGACCGCCTCACGCAGCGGCGCGTCGTACTGCTCGGGTGTCACGCCTACCTTTCGCAGCCAGGGCCGGCGCTCGGCGCCGATGTGCGTGTCTGCGACGATCAGGATTCGGTAGTGGTCTTTCATCATTGTTCCTTTGTGATAGCTCGGTAAACGATTGCAGGTCGGCCCTTTGTTGTCTTTCGTCGCCGCTCCGTTCGTATCAATAATCCCTCACGCATTAACTCGGTTACTCGGGGAGCATAGGAGGTGGTGAGCGTCATTGATGGATCGAATTTCACGACAACCTCATCCGCAGTTGCGCCGGTGTACCCGCACTCAAGAAAGAACCGGTAGACGTTGGCACGCATTGACTTCCGATCCGTTGAGTGAAACGCAATTCTTGACGTGTCCCGTAGGCCGGCAGCGTACGTCTCTGGAACATTCGTAAGGCTGATACTGTCAAGATCTGCTGTTAACTCTTCGACCCACTCAGGATTAGCTTCGCCGCAGTAGCAGGTTGGATACCCTCGGAACTCGTGGTCATGTGTCACACGACCACCGTTCCCTCTGCGCCCGGGGTGAGCACGATCTGTTGTCCGATCGTCTCCTGAACGCTTGCGATGTGTGAAATAGCCGTGACGGTCATACCCCGAGACTCAACGAGTCGTTGAAGCAACCGCACGTAGCCGTCTTGACGCTCGCCCACGAGCCACGAGTCCGCTTCATCGAGGATCATGTGCTCATAGCGCACGCCTCGATACTTCGCGAGTAAATCCATTAGCCCGATGCGTACTGCAAGGGCCACGGCCACCGATGCAGCTCCGCCCAGATCAGCCCACGTCAGCAGACCCGCAGGTGTGCGGATCATAAACTCAAGAGTTTCAACGCCTGTCTCGGATTGCGTACCACTGTGTACGGAGAACCCAGGCATGAGAGTAGCGAGAGCGATGTTCGCCGCCGCCTCAAGCTCGTGGAGTGCCTGATCCAGCATGAGTTGACGTGTGCCACCGGGGGAGAACGCTTCGGCCAGGAGTTCGGCAAGGCGTAGCGCCTCCCGATCCTGTTCGATCTCGTCTGCTAGGTAGCCGGTGTCCTCTTCGATCTTGAGTAACTGCGCCAGAACCGACCCTGCCTTGCCCTTTTCGACGTTCGCATCGTTGAGATCTTCCCTTTGCCATATCTGTTTCCGTGCAAGTTCTCGTGCGAATCCTCGCCCCTGTTCTGCCACGTCAGGGTCGGTGTCCTCTGGCATTTCGTCCTCAAGTACCTGCCGGTCAGCGGTTGCCTCTTCTACCTCGCTCAGAACCTTGTGCAGATCCTCCGCGTGTTCCTGCGAACGCTCGCCTACGCGTAGCCACTGGTCGTGCAGGGTGATGATGTCGCCCATGATGGTCGGCTGCGGCGGGACCGGTAGCAGTTCCTCAGTGTCGGCGAGCTTGGCCGGTTCGGGCATGATCGGGGCGAGCGCGTCAGGCGCGTTGATCGGTTGACCACACTCGGGACACTTCGCCGCGGCCTTGCGTACTGCCTCACGGCCGGAATGTTCTTTCTGGATTCGCGAGACTTCGGTGGATACGGCGTTAGCACGCTTGCTGTAATCGTCGCGAGCTTCACGGTTGCGCTTCTGGATTTGTTGGTTACGGAAGGCTACGTTATCTCGTTCAACCTCCCATTCATCCTGCTCTTCCTCCTGCTCTTCCCACGCACGCTTAATCTCGTCGTTGGCTTCAATCAGCGCGTTGTCCGCGGCCACAAGGTTGTTCGCTTTACGATGCAACTCGTCCAGCGTGACAAGCCGCGCACCAACCTGCTCGATGGAGCGAATCGCCTGTTCATGTGCGAGGTGCTGTCGGAAGAGCTCGTCAACTGCCCTGTCAGCCTTTGTTTTAGCGGCCTCAGAGACACGGAGAGCCGTTTCTGCGTTGGTAACGGACACTTCAGCCGTCGCGAGATTTCTGCGTGCGCCTGGGATGTTCTCGATATCGGCGCGCATTACCTCAAGGCGTGACTCGCCCATGCTGACGGCCAGCCCGAGTGCGGCAGCGTTCTCTTTCGCATCCTCGTGCCACGCGTCCCAGTCGCCCAGGGCTAGTAGTTCACGCAGCACCTCGCGCTGATCTGCGGGTGTGCGCTTGAGAAAGTCACCTGGCCCCTCGACCTGATCGACGTAGGCCGTCATGCGGAACGTCTCGTATGTCCCGATGAGGCTGTCGATGCTGGCTTGTGTTTCTCGGATCGTGCCTTGAGTGAGATTTTCTCCAACCTGCTCAAAGTGCAGGGCCACGGTTGGTCGGCCACTGTCGGTCAGATGTAGTCGGCGCTTGACGTGGTAGTGCAGTCCGTTCAGCAGGAAGTAAGCATCGACTTCCATATCGGACTCGCCGTATGTGACCTGTCTGTTTTGTGACGGCACCGCGTGAGCGCCCCAGAGCGCCCAGCGTGAGGCGATGCAGAGCAGGGTCGTCTTACCGGTGTCGTTCGGTCCCACAACTAGGCTGAGTCCGTCAGGGATTGTTACGTCCACGTCCCTGAGTTGCCGTAGGTTGTGCGCCCGGATGCGGGTGATTTTCATTTACCACTCCAATGTTTTCTGGCCGTCGTCGATGTCAGGTGTTGCGTCCTCTTCCGTGGTCGATGCGATCACCGCAGCGGAGTGTTCCGAGCAGTAGTGCATACCGTCGATGTTCGTGACCGCAATTTCGTCACAGTCCTCGGTAGAACAGCCGAACACCTCTTCGGCTTCGGGCTCTTCCAGTTGGATGCGCGGTGTTTCCTCGACTGTGACGCTGGCCGGCGCAATCTCGTAGCCCTCATCGGCAACACCTATGTCGATGCCGATTGGAGCGATCTCCCGGTAGAGCTCTGCTTTGGCGCGCTTGACCGCCATTTTGTACGGGTGCTGCGCCTCGACCGAGGATCCTGCGATCACCTCTTTGCCCTTGACCGTAGAGGCTCGCCCGAATCCCTGGGCGGCTTCCATTTCAAGCTCAAGGTTGCCGGTGGCTGGGTGTCGCCCGTAGTAGTTGACGAGTACGGCGATCTCGTGATCCTTGCCGCCGCGTGCGGTTTTCTCTGCGCCCTCCAGGACAATCGGCTGCGCGACGGCGCCAAACGTATTGCCGAGTTTCTGGCGTGCGTGCCACTCCAGCCCCTTGATGTTGACGAACAGGTTGCCGTGAACCAGGTCGATGTGTCCGGGGTTGAATCCGGTCTTGTGCAGGTGGGCTAGCTGCAAGGCCGTTGACTGCTGGTTGAACAGTGGGCCGAAAGATTTGCCCCAGTCGTTCTGTGCTATTTGGGCATCTTCCCGGGTGACGATTCCTACTTCTTGAGTCATGGCTTTCCTTTCGCCGTACTGCCGGCGCATGTGCGTGTCGATCGCTGCCGCCACTGGCTGGCCGGTCATGTATCGGTGTGTTTGGGAGTCGTCGGTGGATTTGTCCCGCTCGCGTGTGCGCTCGTGTGCGAGGCTCATTCGTCGCCCACCACCTTGCCGCCCTCTTCGCGGACCTTCTCGATGGCGTACTGCCGCAGCCGTACAGCGATGTCAGCGAGGTTGCCGAGTTGGATCTCGAACTCTTCCATGCTTTCAACGTCGCTGAACGGGTTGTACACCTTGACTTTGACCTGAGCGAGCCCTTTAGCGTTGGTCGCGATTTCGACACTGGATGCTGCGCCAGTCTGGTCTTGTCGAGATTGCTGTTCCAGAAGTTGCTCTAACATTGTCATTTGGACTTGTCCTCATTCCAGTCGTAACGCTTGCATTTCGGGCAGCTTACGGGGTTTGGTTTGCGCGGACACCAAACGTGTCCGCATAGGTGGCACTTCACTTCACTATGTTTCATTCGGCACCTTTTTCGGCTTGACGCAAATGCACTCGCAGTCATAGATCAGATATCCCGCGTTCGGGCCTGTTGCGCTCACGAACTGTTTAATCTTGCGCGGGCAAAGGTACGGGTCTTTCTTGCGATTGCGACGGTCCCACGAATGATTGCGCCCAGAAGCGCAGCCCCAACAGAGAACTTTCATAGGTTGTTCTTACCCTCCTGGATGGCGCGGACCACTTCGATCGGCACAATCTCTTCACGTACTGCCTCCCGAACAGCCCACATGACTATTTCAGAAACTCCGCAAGGCTTCATTTCGCCGGCCTCGCACAAATCTCCGATGAGGTGTTCCGCGACTTCGGGCTCGAGTTCAATCGTGATCTTCATAGGTTGTCCTTACCCTTCCTGATTAGGCCATTCAGCCAACTCTTTTTGCAACAACGTCCGCTCACGCGTACCGGCAGTCTCAGCGGTCGGTGATGGCTTGCGGAAGTTGTATGTGCGCTCTGTCGCTTTCCCACACCGACACGTCCAATGAACATGCGCGGCATTGATGCGATTGCGACCGGGTTCGAGTTCCACACTCCAGAACGTCCAACTGTGTTTCTTGTGCGCCATGAGGGTAGGTTCCTCGAGGTTTCTGGGTAGGTTGTTGAGCTAAACGCTCATCATCATCATAACATGGATGTCAAGTTAGCTTTGGCACGCCTGACACAAAATCGGCTGTTCTTTTCGGCACCGGCGAGGGCTGAACACGCACCCCTCAAAGCCGATCAGCCGTAGCGCCGCCTCGCTGTGCTCAACGGCTGTCCACCTCGCCTCGAACCGGTCCCAAGCGGCCACGTCCTTGTCGCTGGTGTTATCGACCATGTTGAACGGCGTGTCTCTGATTTTTTCCCACGCGAGGTAGATCCACTTGAGGTCTGCGGCTACACCCTCTGCGGTTCCGTAGCGGTCGTTGGCGGTCGTCACCACGGTAGTACCTCGTCATTGATTGGTGGGGTCGGTTCTATCTCTTCTCTGGGTACATGGCTGGTTCGGGGGATATTGTCATTTAACCCACCCCCTTTAGGGGGGGTGTTGACAATTTCACCCCCGGTATCCGGTGACAATTGTCTTTTATTGTCTGACAATTCAGGTTCAAATCGGGTTGCTTTGGCCCATCTTTGGGGTCGGCCTGAACCATATTTGACAAAACGACTGGAATTACGCTTCAGGGAGTTGGTCACTTGCGCCGCGGCGATGCCGGTTTCGGAGGCGATTTCCGCGGCGGTCATAGGCTTATCCAGTACCGCCTCGATCCGAACGGTCGCTGGGATTTTGGTCATATCCGTTGTCGTGTCCATTGGGTCCGCGTCGTGATATCTCACAGACCCGTTGCTAAATTCCACATTCCACCCGAGCGTCGGATTCCGCTCGTCATTTGTTTTCTGGTGAATCATGGTCAAGCTCAGAATGTTGGAGCCCTCGGGCGTGTCGCCTAAGATTTCGTAGGTTCCGCCTTGCGGCTGCGTGTACCAGTATTGCGAACCGATCGGCTTACCGCGGGATTCCTCTTTTGGGACGTGGGCGATGGACAGCCAGGTTCCGCCAACATACCGGGCGGCGTTGAAGTACCCCATCACGGCGGCTTCATCGGATATCTCACCACCGACAGCCATGCCTACCGAGTCCGCGATGCACAGGATGATTCCGTGCTCGCCGCAGTAGTGTTTAATTTCCTCGCCAGCATCAGCCAATGATCCGACCATGCGCTTGTAATGCAAATCTCGCGTGAGCTCTAATCCAGCGCCGGCTGCGAGTTGAGAGAATCGGAAACGGTGCGGTCGGGATGATCGCTCCCAATCGAGATACAGAACTGGCCCCTGATGATGCGGGACGAGCTTCGGGACAATGACGGCCTGAGTTGCCACGGTTAGGCCGATTCCTAGCACGGTGATGGACTTACCGGATCCACCCGGCCCGAAGATCACCGTATGCTCATCGGTTTGTAAGAGTGGCCGAACGAGGTAATCAATCTCGCCTGGGTTCGGCACATCTGCGAGCCGTATCGCTGTTTCACCGTTCTGCCAGTTATCTTGAACCGCCGAGGCGACCTGCTCGATCATGGTCGCCCATTCTTCTTGACGCAGGTTTTTGAGCGACCGGACTACCCCGGCTTTGCTGTTAGTCGATGATAAATCGACGTGGGTGTCAGCGATCAGGCGACGCGCTGGACGGTCAGGGATGGGCTTGAACAACACTGATACGAACGCATCGTACCGGCGCCGCTGTTTCGTGATCGATGTGACGTTGAACCGAATGAATCGATCGGGGTAGGTGATGTTGATATCACCGTTGGAAGCTACGTCTACTTCCGGCTCATTCGTCGGTGCCTCGTCCGACTGATAGCCGTTGTCTTTCATCATTTCATTCAGAGATTTATTTGGCATCTATTCCCGATACTTTCATCAGGTCGATAACGTCGCCGCTGAAGCCGCAGTTGTAGCATTTGGCACGCTGGATTTCAGGCCAGACAACGAACGCGCCGGGGTTATTCCCTTTGTGGATCGGACATTTCCCGCGCATCGCCTTGCCGTTCCCGCGGAGTTCGGTGAGTCGCGCCGCCACATCCTCGATGCGGTTCTGCGCCTTGATATCTTTTATCTTGCTGCCTGAATACGTCACTGGTTGGTAGCCCTCCGGGTGATAGCCGTGTTTGGTCGCCCAGGACACGGCGAGCTCGATTGCCTCGTCGGTTGTATATCCCACCTCGGTGTTGAACATCGCCCACCATCTAACAGCGGCCTCGAAGTCGGCGAACACGGTCGCCCACCAGCCGCGCCGGTAGTTCCGTAAGCTCGGCATCGTGGGCTCGTACTCATTCGTGTTTGGCACGTTCAATGCGCGTGTAGACACGCTGATAGTGGTCTGCGATCTGGATAGATACCGCCGCGGCGTCGATCATCAGGCGAGCACGTTCGGGGTTCTCGTCGAGGTAGATGTGAAGCGCGTCCATCAGCACGCACGCCTTGACGCGGTGATCGGCTTCGGGGTCGTAGGGGTTGGGGTGGCTAAGGGTAGGTTGCTCGGCCATGCGTAGGTTCCTCTCGCGTTGTAGGTTGATAGGTTTGTTCCGGGGTGAGGGTCGGTTATAAAGCGACCCGCCCCGGAAGCCAGCAGCGCCACGCTCAAACAACCTACGAAATCGCAGGCGCACATCTGACTTACTTGAAGTCTATCACGGGCAAACGCAGTAACGTCCTGGCAGTTGGCATCCGGCGCAAACATCGAGCAGTTCCTCGCAGATGCACTCGGTTCCAGGAGCGTCCTCGCACTCGGCAACGTGATCGTTGTCGGGCGGTTCCAGTGAGTAGCCCAGGCTTGTCATGCTCATCGGTTCAACCGCCCCTGTAAGGTGCTGCGAGGCACGTTTAACTCGCGCGCCGCAGCACTTATCGACCCGTGTTTTTCGACTGCCGCGTGCGCTTGCTCGGTCGTGAGCTCTGCGCGTGGCCGGCCGCCAACGCTGCCGGCTGCGACGATCAGGATTACGCCGGCCTCGGGGTCGTAAGTGATTTGCCCTACGTCTGCGATCTGGCCGGTCGGACCCTTCTTGATCCTCACCGGGACGTCAAGGTGCGGCATCGCGCCTAGCACTCCGATCATGTCTTGTCGATTCATTGGTTTACCTCAAGGTTGTGATTACTATTAGCAAGCGTCACTTAGCATATCTCCCAAGTGTTTTGAGTAGGCTGGTGGGATAGCGTTGCTTAGATCGCCGGTGTACCCGGCCTTGCGGGACGCTCCGCCGGGACTCGGAATCCACGGCGTTCCCTGCGCCTCGCGAAACTTCTCTGCGTTGCGGCCTTTGCCCTGCCACGGGTTATACACATCACTGTGATCGCAAGCTGCCGGTGACATCCCCAGCGATATGTTGGACTCAAAGATTCGGTGCTTGATTAGCCGCAACCCGAACATCGTCCCGCACAGCATTAGCGATGCGTCCAGCGGTGCGCCCACGACGTTCTCGATAACGTATGGCAACCCTGACTCGACCAGGAGTTGGCGGGTAGGCCCCACGAGGTCGGGGTGTTGGATATCGTTGACCCTCGGACGGCCCCACGTTGCAGACTTGCGGGTGTACGCCTGGCAGGGTGGGCTGGCCCATACCGCATCGAATCCTGACAGGTCTACGCCTAGCGCATCGGTCCGGTGGAACTCGAACGGGTAGTCGGGCTGGCGGTTAATGTCGTAGCCAACTACGTCGAACCCGGCTCTGTGCAAGCCCATCCCTGCGCCACCGGCCCCGCAGTAGAGATCGGCTATGCGTAGGGCATCGCCTTCCATCGGCAGGATCAGGTAATCGTGGTCTTTCAGCCAGTCCTCGGCAGAGGCTTCGGTTGCGTCAGCGGCGGCGGGAGTCCACGGCTCGATGTTCTCGTCGATCCAGCCCAAAGACTCAGCCAGTTCCAGCGTTGACCACATCGAATCCGGTCGGTGCGTTTTGAGCTTTATCAAGACGCTTGATCCCAACCGCACGCGGCACACTGAACGTACACGATCTTCATAACCTCGCCCTCATACGGCGTGTAAGATCCCCGATCGTTACCCCAATCAAGTTTCTCGCCGGTCGCGTACGTGGCCGTTCCCTCTGCGCTGGCGCTGCACACCGGGCAGTCGGTCGAGTAGTCGCCGCGCAGTAGTCCCGGGAAGTGTTGAGGCTTCCACGGTTGGTTTTCCCATTCCTCGGCCTTGCACTCCCGGCACCGTTCGTTCGGCCCGGGCTCGAAGTGGTGTCGGTCGGCCATTAGATTTCCCTCGGATCAAACGACCGCCCGAGTCGTAGCACGACCGTCCACGGGCCGCTCATCTGATCTGGCACCGTGACCGATTCGATATGCCTGTACCAATCCTCGACGTATACCGTCACAAGTGGATCGCCCGCAGGGTCGAAATCGTGTTTGAGCTCGGGTTCGAGGTCGTCGTGGTTCGGCATGTTGCACACGACGCAGAGCGGCGTGATCGCTTGTAGTTGCTCGATCAGTTGCGATAGCAGGATCGAGTCGTACACGCCCGGGTTGCAAGTTTGGCAATTCGGATCGTTGCACGTCTGAGTGTGCTCGTCGGCGTGTTCGTGCGCCTGTTGCATGTTCATTTTTTGCTCCCGTATTTCTCGACGTAGGCCAACCGCGCCTCGCGATTGTTCTCGCCCTCTTGGTTGTAGAAGTGAACGCCGTGCGTGAGTTTCTTGACGCATAGCAGACAGTCGGGATCGTTACCTGTGTTGACCCGCTGCGCGGCTGCGCGCTTCTCGTCCAGCCGTGGATCAACTTCCGCGATGTCGGTGATTACCTGCTCGGGTTGCTTTGGATTCGGCAGTCCGAACAGGAACCCCGGCCCGTTGCCTTCCTCGTCCTGGCTCACCTCAATGGTGAGGGTCTGGGCGGGTACAGCGTCGCGGGTCTTGGTCTTGCGAATTGCTTTGGTCTTGACGGTGAAGGTCGGCCAGAAGTGGTCGGGCCATTCCTCGTCGGGGATTAACTCGACTTTGGTGATCCGCGCGCCTTTCAGTGAGGCGTAGTAGTCGGTGTAAAACTGTTTCGAGTCCATTGTTACTTCCCCTCTGCCGCTATCGCGGCTGCGTTGGCGGCTTCCAGCGTTGAGAAGTAGGCGATAAAGCCTCCCTCATCCTCACCGACTAGGCCGTACCATCCGGTGAACCATTCGGGGACTACCCCGCAACTGTCGCACTCGTGGCCGTCCTCGTCGGCTATTGCCGTGACGTAGTATTTTGTTTCGGTCGTGGTCATCGCGTCGCCTCCAATGCGGCCCTGCCGCGGTCGGTGAGGGTGTAGGTCGTTGGATCGAGGTCGGTCATATTGTCCAGCGCGGCAATCCCGAGGTAATATAATTCCTCGTTTTCGTCGGTGATCCCGCCGTCAATCAGCGTGATCCGCTTTAATGAGTTTTCGAGCGACACCGCGCCCTCCCGCAGTACCTCGTGCGCCTCACTGAGCTGCCCGGACAGGCGCAGGATCAGCTCCTGATTGGCCTTGTATGCGTTGTGCCGCTTCACAACCTCGTCCGCGTAGTTGCGGCACCCGTAGCTGACTGATCCGAAGTAACTCAAACCGCCGTCGCCGGCGAGACTCAAAACCCCGCCGTCGCCGTCACGGGTGTAGGTCAGCGGGTACGGGCCGATCATCGTGCGTACCTGTTCGTGTCCGCGAACCGTTCGGTTGCGCCGTCCAGGTTGCGGTCGAGCATCCCGCTCGCGATTGCGCCCTCGTCGCCGCGCATATTCAGGGCGATGTATACGACTTCCGCGCCCGGTGCTGCGTTCTGGAAACTGCGACGCTCGCCGTTAATCTCGGTCGGCTTCACTTCGGCCCGCGATAGGGTGAGCCGGGTCGCGTGATTCTCACCGTCCAGCAGGGGTTTCAGGTTCGACATAACGGCGTCGATAAACTCGGGCGACCCGCCAATCCTGATCGAATCGGTGCCGTACTTCGACCCGCTGGCCTTGTACGGAATCGGGGCCATAACCGCGAGCGGGTCCGCGCCCGGTTCCAGGTCGGCCCACTGTTTCATCGCTTGCGCTTTCGTGGTCACGGTTAGGCTCCGATCATGTTGAAGTTAAGCGTCCACGTTTCCGACTTGTCGCCGGTCCAAACGTAAACGCTCCGGTGTAATTCCCGGTAGTTAAGAGATTCGGGTGCGTAGGTGTTCGCGACACCGTGAGCGGCGCGTGTGCCGCGCCTCTCGGCCAGCAAGCGGACAAAATGTAGCGCCTGTTTCCGGGTGTCGAATGTGGTCGTGCTATGGGGCATAGGTTGTGATCCTTTCGCATGTAGGTTGTTCGGCTAGGTTCGCCGCGCCCGAACGCAACCCGTAAGAGTTGCGCCCGGAATCAGCGGTCAAGCGTTACGGTTGTTAGCGAGCCACGCCGGCGGGTGGCCCTCGCGTTCGGCTATGCGCCACGCTGCGTCCGCGTACGGGCTCACGAATCCGGCGCCGCTCATTGGGGTGAGTTTCAAAGTTATGTCGCGTTCAACGTGAACGTCGGCGAAGTGATCGGAAGTAACGCCCGCGGCTTTCATAAACCCGGTCGCGTCGCAATCTTCTTCAAGATAAACGTAGCCGTTGCCGCGGTAGCTGAACCGGCTTGCCTTGTAACCGCTGGCCCGATACTTAACCTCGGGAACCATGAGGTAGCCGTGTGACGGCGTGCTAATGAATTGATAGGGGGAGGCCATTGGTCGATATCCTCTCGGGCGGTAGGTTGTTCGGCTAGGTTCGCCGATCCTAGACGCGACTCGCTACGTTCGCGTCCAGGGGCAGCGGTCAAGCTAAGGTTAGGCGCTAAAACATCGGCACCGTGCCATATCGACTATCGGCGTTCTCACTCTTTACCGCGCCCTCACGCGGCCCCGCGTCCGGGTCGATAGTGCCGAAGCCTATTTGATGCGCTTGCCGGGGCTCGGGTGAGCTCGCGCCGTCGCCCTGATAGGGGCAGTAGGTCGAGCATTTGCCGTGCCTCTTGCCGTCGCACGGGTGACAGTAGGCGCCCAGGGCCGCCGATCCCATGTCGCGGGCGGCGTGGAACGGGAAACCTTTTATCGGTGCAAACTTCGCGTTTTTCCGGTGTTCGCTCGGCGCTAGGTTCCCGCACGGCTTCCCCGATCCCGCGTTGCACTCGTTACAGGGTGCCGCGTATGCGGGATCGGTCGCCCATTCGTGGCCGCATCGGTTACAGGCGATCATTAGGAAAACTCGCCCGGTTGCGCCGGCGCGCCCCATGCGATACCGCCGCGGGCCTTAATCGCTGCGTCACGTTCGGCTATGCGCCACGCGGCGGCGGATCGGGGGCAGTCGGTCATATGCCCGTGTTCCTCAATGGCGGCCAGAGTCAACGGGCAAGTGCAACCGTTAAGATCGATCCGGTGGCAGTTGCACGGGCAAAGATTCCCAAAGCAACCGCCGTGCGCGCCCGTTCCGCATGAGCTCGATACTAGGCGGCGCGCTTCGGTGATCGTTACCGGGCCGATGATCCGGTACTTGTGGCCCGTGCCTACCGCTCGGATAAAGTCGTTCGTAAATCGCACGCCCTCGTAGAATCGCACGTACCGCAACGCTTCCCCGTGGTTCGGCACGGTTACGGTTTGCGGAATGTCCAGGCCGGCGAGGTTGCCCGCGTCGTACCTGATTGTGAAGTTAACCGTTTCGGTCGTCATAGGTCGTTCGCTCCGGGGCTCGTAGGTTGTCGGATGCTTGTGCAACCGTGACCGCCCGCGAGCGGTGAAGCTCGCGGGCGGATGGGCGTACAAACGGTTAGCGGTTAGGTAACTTCGCAATCGTGGCCGTAGGCCCATTCCTGCGCGTCTACTTCGGCCCACAGGTTGAAGATGCGCCCGCACTCGAGACAGGTCTGCCGCGCTTGCGCCCTAAGTCTTTCCATGTCCTGATTCGCTGCCCGTATCTCTAGTTTTCGCGGGGTGTTATTCAGTCGGTCGGTAGTTCTCTCGCGTAGGTTGGGCATCGCGTCGTACTCCTGGACTGTCCCGGTACTCATACCGGGCGTTAGGTTGTCGGCTAGGTTCGCCGAAGCGGGAGGCAAGCGGTCAAGCGTTGCGACCCGCGGCAGCGGTCAAGCGCGTTAGGCGCGTACGGTCGCTGTTGCTAGTGCGGCCTCGACTGCGAACACTTCCTCTCGCATCGCCAGTTTGATGTCTGGTCGCCCGTGCATATAGGAAACGATGCCCTGTAAGGCTTCAATCAATACGTCACGCTCACGTAGCGCACAATCGATGCAAAGCCAACCCTCAGGGCCGACGTTGGTTCCGCTGTGATGCAGCCCGTCGTCAACCTGAAAATCGCTGGGCTGTGTGCATTTCGGTAGCAGCATGGTCAATCTCCGGTAGGTTGTGATTCGGCTAGGTTCGCCGATGCGGGAGGCAACCCGTTACAGGTTGCGACCCGCGGCAGCGGTCAAGCGTTGGGGGATCTAGGATCCCTCGAAAACGTAGATACCGCCGGCGCTGTTCGCGCTCCATGTGTTGGCGTACTCGAACTTATCGCGCCATACGTGCGCCCAATCGATGTACAGGGCCAGCGGTCCCAGCGCTTCCGCGCCTACCGTTTCCTCGTAAAACTGCTCGGCGTACTCCGCGCCGCTCGACCATTCCCCGCGGTACTCGTCCGCGAATCCGTCAAGGTTCTGAACGTTGTATTCCGGTTGGTTCGCGATCCATGCGCCCACCGCGGCGGGATCGTCGGCGGCTTCCATCGCTTCGGCGACTTCGGCCACGGTGTCGAATGATTCCCACTCGCCGAGCTTCCACCCCTCGAATCCCTCATAGTCGTGAATTGCCCATTCCTCGGCGAACGGTTCGCGGGACTCGGCAAGCATGGCGGCGGTTTCGGTCTGGATGTGTTCCGCGCCTAGCGTGGCGTCAATCCATCGGCCATGCAAGCGGCCCGCGTTATAGTCCGCGAGACTCGCGATATATACGCGGTGTTCGGTCGTTGCGGTTGTCATATCTAATTAACCTTTCGGGTAATGGTGATAATCCCGGGCTGGATGGAAACGGTAACGTTCCCGCCAATGTCGCCCAAGTGAGACAAGTCCAGTTTCCCGGTTTCTTTCAAGTCGATAACGGGCAAGTCGTTCCCGTGATTCTTGACCGCGGACACGCGGCGCAAACCGTCCAGGTCTGGCAATATCGTAAGATCGTGCGCGACAGGATCGGCGATGATTGCGATGCGAGTTCCTGCGGGAAAGCCGGCATCGTTTAGCGCACGGTTCCAAAGCGTTACGCGTCGCTTGCCTTTCGACTGGCCGATGCGTTGAGTTTGGATCATTAGATCCCTCCGTAGGTTGTGTTGCGGTCGGTAGGTCAACCGCTCGAACGAGCGTAACACATAGGCTTTCGGGCGGTCAAGCTAATCGTAAATTCAGGCCGTGATAACCTGAACCCATGACAAACACGCCAAAGCGCGACGCCCTACCACTACGCCAACGCGCAACCCTCGACGGCCTACTCCGCGGCCTATCCCAAAGCGACGCATACGCCGCGGGATACGGGGATCAGGGCAAGCGGCGGAGTGTTCACACCAACGCGGCGCGGCTGGTCGCGTCTGATCGCTTTACCGACGCCCTCACCGAGGCAGAGGCAGCGCGACGCGAGGCTAATGAGGCGACCGAGGGGTGGATCGTTGCGAAGCTCGTCGAATCAGTCGGCGAGGCATCGCGGCATAGCGACCGTATAAGGGCGCTCGATCTGCTAGGCCGGCGGCTGGGGCTATGGTCGGACCGCGATGACCGCGCCGCGGATGATGTACCCGATACCGCAGCGGTGCGGTCGTTGACGGTCCCACAGTTGGCCGCGGCGTTGGCGCTGCTACGGGGCGACGCATCAGGGGGGGCGGTGGTAGACGTGGCCGCGGTGGTGAGCGATCCCGCCGAGGTGAGCGATGGAAGCGAGCGATCGGCGGCGGGATAAAGGAGCGTGCGCGAGGGGGGGTGCCCGCGGGGGGAGCGGCGGCGGTGGGGTAGGTACTAGGACCGAGGGATGATGCGGACTACAAAATGGGGATTTAGTGGGTAGAAAAATCGTGATGGTAAATTTGGATTTGTGTCCCCGTTGCCATACGGGTTTTACTTTACGTGTAGATATTGAGGGTGAGCTTGGTTGTTTTTGTGGTTGGCGTCCTACGCGAGAGATTTGTCATGTTTGTGGGTGTTTTGGGGTTTGTGAGGGTCATTATCCGGGGATGCAAAGTAAGAAGCAGCAGCGTGTTCGGCGTATTGATTGTGTTTTATGTGGGAAGGGGGATTCCGATGTATTTGAAGAAGAAGCCACGTCCGAAGCCGTATCCTAAGCCTCGTTAGTTGATAGTTTGGGCGTGGTTAGCCGTAGCACCGACCCGAGCGTTATTTATTGGCCGCGTCTGAACGCTGGGCGACCTACCACTTGAGACACGCGGCACCGTCGGGAGTGGGAATCGTCCCAGACGGCAAAGCCAGCTGCGCGGGGGGGGTATATGGAGAGAGTTCTAGTATGCTCCGCCGCCGTCGATCTGTGCAGGGGGGGGTATGGTGATAGTCTGGTACTTTATTTGGCCCCCCTCTGGGTAGAGAAAGCGGCTTGTAGCTGTAATCCGGTGCAGGACGATCGGCGTTAAAGGGCCGCTTTCTCGCGTAAAAAGGCGCTCGTGATAGAGTGAGTTTGCTGGCTGCGGCAAGGAAAAAGGAGATCCAATGACGACTTTCCACCTTGTGGAACCTGCGGAACCTGCTATCGACATCGGTTCTGTCATTGAGGCCGCAAAGCTCGTTGTCTCCCGTAAACTCACTCAACTCGGCACAACCGGCGAGATCCGTTGTGCCGATTGCCAGGCGTCTCAGGGACAGCTCTTCGGCCACTTCGAGGGTGCGACGCGTTACGGCGATCACTACACTTGCCCGATCGGTGCGCTGGACGCTGCGATCAAGGAGTACGAGGGCGAGCCTGAGTCGCTATCTGATAGAGCAGAGGCCGACCAGAAGGCTCTTCGCGATTCTGTTATGCCATTACTCGGCACTTTTGTGTCGAATTGTGGATGGTGTGGACAAAAAGGAATGGTTATCAGTCCGTCAGATTTAGACGAGGATGATCGACCCAAAGCACTCTGCCCGACCATAGGCTGTAAGGCCACCTTATACGGCGCCGTTCCCACCCTGTAATGACGACCATAGCCGACGATCAAGTTGTCACGATCCCCAAACTTGAACGGCAGATATCGCAAGATTCGTTCGAGCACTTCCTCGATTACGTTCAGATCCTAGAGCCGCCGCCGGGTGGTGGTCTGATTAAGTTTGCGAAGTGGGAACACTTGATGGATGCGGTTGCCGTATTCGGTGCCGATCGCTTGATTACTGTTCTCAAGTCCCGACAGATCGGGTTCTCCTGGTTACTTGCTTCCTATGCGTACTGGACGGCCGCATATCACGATGGCGCCGTCGTTCTGTTGTTCTCACAAGGAGAACTTGAGGCCGGAGCGTTACTCCAAAAGTGCAAGACTATCCACCAATACTTGCCGAAACATCTGAAAGGCATCGTCAGTAAGACCAACCGGGTCAACGTCAAGCTCTTCGAGTTCGCCAACGGATCTCGGATCATGGCTTTTCCCTCGACAGAGGACGCAGGACGTGGCGAGACAGCTACTCTAGCGATTCAGGACGAGGCCGACTTCCACGACAATGCAGAGGCGAATACGGAAGCTCTGAAGCCGACCCTGGACGCTGGCGGTCAACTTATCCAGTGTTCTACGGTCAACAAACGCAAAGCCGTCACGCTCTTCAAAGCCAACTACCGGGCCGCACCCGAGAATGGCTTTACCAAGCGGTTCTACGGATGGGATGTACGACCATCCCGAGATCAGGCATGGTACGACCGAGTTCGTAGTGAGACTTCCGATACGGCTGAAATGTCGGCCGATCTCTACATGGAGTCCGCATACCCGCGTACAGAAGCAGAAGCGTTGCGGCCATCACGAGCTCTGGCAGCATTTGATCCAGATATTCTTGAATCGATGCGTGAGGATCTAAGAACACCGATCGAGACAGATGGAATTATTAACTACTACCAGTTACCACAGATCGGTGGCCGATATTCTGCCGGCACCGACACAGCACACGGATTAGGTACAGGTCACGACTGGTCAGTAACCGCTATCGTAAACGTGATTACTGGGATGGTAGTTGCCGATATTCTGAATCGCACGATATCACCGGAAGAACTTGCAGCTCAAAGCGTGAAGATGCTCAAACGGTACGAATCTCCAATCTGGACGATTGAAGATAACGAATGGGGCATCCTTACAATCCGTATGGCTCAGACGCTTGAATATCCCCGACTCTGGGAGCGAGGCAAAGATCAGGTTGGTTGGCACGCTACGAATCCAACCCGAACGATAATGTGGGGCGATCTGATGGAAGCAACAAAGACTCGACACATTACGATTCCAAACGAGGATGGACTTAATCAGTTTGGAGATTTGATCCGAAACCCGAACAAGGGAGGTAGGATTGAGGCACTTGAGGGATCTCACGACGACTACCCGACTGCGGTAGGCTTGGCATGGAATAGTCGAGATCGAGCGTGGGACGCGCAGAAAGCACAAGTTGATATCATCACGCCGAGAAGCCGATCCAATCAGGTTGACGATGTGCGAATAGCCCGACGATTACGACGGAGACATCGTTAATGCCCCTGTTTAATACCATCGCCGAGATTGAAAAGGCGATTAACGATCAAGAAACCATCCTCAAAGACACGCGGTCGCAGATGGAGGATGATTTTGATTACATCCATAATGAAATATCAGGGTTCACGGTAAAGGGCGACGACTACCACGAATACATAGACCCTGCACCTGGGAACTTCCATCGCAAGATACTAGATGGTACGAACCGGGCGCTTATCCGAATTGCGATCAAACTGCCCGAAGATGCCTCTGATTCAGATAAGGATGCTGCCTCAGACGGTGAACTGTTCATCTTCGGCGCCCTGCACGCAATCGATCAACAACTGGTCAATATGCAGGAACCACCTCTTCGTGAGGGGCTCGCATGGCACGAAAACGTCCGTGGTTGGATGGGCCTACGTCTGATTGTTCACATTCCAGACGGCGAGAAAAATGTGAAATTCGATTGTGCGATGTGGGATCCCATGCACATGACCTGGGAGAGTGGTTCCGACGGCTTGATCTGGGCGGCAAACAAACGATGGCTTACGCGCGCACAGGTATTCACGGAATATGGCGAAGAGATCGCTAACTCTGTTGATAAGAACGGTGCTATCGCGATCGACTTCTGGGACCGAGAAGGCAACTCGATTATTGTCGGCGGAAATTTTCTCAAGGAAAACGTCAAGCATGGTCTTGACCATGTACCTGCCGCTATCGTTCCGGTCGGATCGATGCCAACCATTCTTGAACAAAATACCAGTGTGGCGAATACCACTGGGAATACGATCAAGCATCGTGGCGAATCAATACTTGCCGCATGGCGTCACACGATCGGGTCACACAACGAAGAGGTGTCGTTCATCATGGACATCGCTCGGCGCGCCCGAGACGCTGGCCTGGTCTATACGACAGCCGAGGGAACCAAAACGATTGAGGATCCCTATGGCGAGTTCAAAGTAATCCGCCTCAAGACCGGCGAGAGTTTGGCGCCGATAGAACTTCCGCACGCACCACCAGAGAGTGCGGCAACTATCGATATCATCGAGCGCGGCCGACTTGAGGCCACCCTCCCACAACCGATTTCGCACGGCGGAACGAACGCACCTGAATCCGGTATCGCTCTGGCCGTCCGTATCGATCAGACCCGATCGGTCTACTCACCTCGTACAGAGGGATTGGCCCGAATTTACACCTGGCTCTGCCGCGAGTTAGTCCTCCAAACAAAGGCGAAGGCTGGCAAAAAACAGATGAAGCTCGCTGGATTTAACGATCAAGGCAAGTTCTTCAGGATCACGACTACCCCGCAAAAGTTGGATGCCGAGTGGTTCTTTGACGTCCGGGTAGAACCCAGATTGCCGCGTGATGAAGCCGAGGAAATGCAACGAGCGCAACTTGCAACACTTGAACCGCAAGGTGGCGAAGCTCTCTTGTCCTACGAGACAGCTCGTGAAGATATCTTGAAACTGCGTAACCCGGCCGCAGAGCACGATAAAGTTGTTCGAGAAAAAGCAGAACGATTACCGCCAATCCAAATCACAGGGCTTGCTAATGCTCTGCTAGAAGCTGGTGACTCCGAGGGCGCACAGATTGTGCTTCAGTACGGTGTCGAGCAGGGCGCACTTCCTCGGCCTGAACCTGAGAGAGATCCAGCGGATCGAGGCGGTGAGGCAACGCCCAGCGGCGAAGCAACGCCCACTGGTGGTGGAGGCGACCAACAGGGGATGGCAGAATTAGCCGCGCTTCTTGATGAAATCGCACAGGTTCTTATGCAAGGTGGCGCACAAGAGGCCGACCTCGAACAAATACTCGGGCCGTTCGTTGCGATGATTGACGGCGGGACGACACCGCCCGAAGATGTAATCGGACAACTTGTTCAGGCGCTACAACAGATGGGCGCACAGGAACTTGCTCAAAGGCTGATACAGTTACTTCAAGCGATGGGCGCAGTACCGGCGCAACCGGGAACCCCGGGATAGGACAAATCAATGGCACATGCAGCTTTTATACGATTCGAGATTCGAGTTGGCGATGTTCTTCTTACTGTCCACGCTGCGTCTGAATCCGATGCACGAGCTCTAGCATTTATCTCAGGTAATCCAGGCGTAATTACCTCGATTCGACAACTTGAAAGCTCAGAACACACCTCTCCAAATGCCCGAGTAATTCGATTCGATCACGATGACTACGACTCGATAGTTCAGCAAGGCAACGCCGCAATTACCTCTGCCGCCGAGGGCGAGCAAGAATTTCCCCCCGAGGACACCAATGGCGACGGTAATCTGGTATTCGACCCGCCAACAGCAGGTGAACAAGACATCCTTGCCGAGCTTCTCTCAGGTGTTGAGGGAAGAGGTAATTTCTTCGATGCTCGTTTCGTAGATCCACAGGTACGCGGGCGTGGAAGTTCGTCGCTACGGCGCAATCTCGCCAGAGGTTTCGATCCCACCAATGCCGCCTTTGAACTCACCTCACTTCTTGGAGCACAAGAGGGCGATCAAGCTATTGATCTTCCAGAGTTCAATACCTTTGCCAGCGATATGGGTGGCATCCCATCACTCGACAGTATTCGTAATCTCCTGAAAGACTTGGTTCGCCGTCAGAGGATTGGACAAGACCCGGGTGCCGAATTAACGGGTCGATCTGGTTCTCTGTCCGGTGCGGCCCTGACTGCCCTAGAGTCGAGTGATTTGCAGAACCGTTTGATCCGTGCATCAGGAGGTGCACGGCAACTCCCTGGCTTCCTTCGTAACGCGTTCGGTACAGCCCTGAACAGGCGTATCAGTCAAGAGACATTTGCGAATCCGGGCGGCAACGTTCTTGGAACATTCGTAGACCGTGGTTTCAGGCTCTAAATGGCACACGAGTTCGGCCACTTCGGATTCGGAGATTCGTTTCTGTCTGAGATCCTAGGCGATAATCCGGTTGCTGCGTTCCAATCGTTTGACAATCGCTTTGGCGGATCTAACCGATCGCGAGACTTCTTTAACTCGATGCAGGAAGATATCTTTCGTGAGTTTGAGGGTGGAGTCGGCCGGAGCTTACGTGGTGGGGAACTGCCGACACAATCTCTAACAGAGTTCCTGTCAACTCCGGGGTTTTTCACACGCCGGCTACTCGGAGCTTCACCTGAAAGACGCGGCGACTTTAGTTCGCGTCTCATAACACCGTCTCTAAGTTTTCAATCAAACGTGAGGTAGTACCGCATGGCTTCGGGATATGACGCCGTTGCGGGATCCTTTACCGAGTCGAGACACCGGCTATCTAATCAATTCCAGATAGCGAACCCGCGTCCCGGACCAACACCGCCTCGGCAACCTTCGACGCCCCCACGACCACCTGTACCTCAATTCGGTAACGACCCGCGCACGACTCAACTTCAGGAAGAAAACCGGCAACTCTCGTCATTGGCGGATGGATTGATCGGTGAGATCGAGAATATCCGTGGGACGCAGATGCTTGAAGAGTTCGTCGCAGCCGAGCGTGAGAACATCGGGATGCGTGACGAACTCGCGTCGGCCGAGAACTTCATCGCCTACCTGGAAGGCCAGCGCGACGAGCGGGACTATCGATCAGAACGTCAACAAGATCTGGATCCTCGCGACCTATTTCCTGGCCCGATTCCACCGTTACCGGAGATTCCCATAGGTCCAGTAGCGAAATTCCTGGGGCTGACGCCTCAAGGTAGACCGGCACCTGACTGGGGCAGGACGCCCGGTTGGAGCGGAAGTCTCGGCCCGATTTTGCGCATGGGCGAACAAATCGCTAGAGAAAATCCCGAACTCGCTTTGCAAGCAGGTATGGCTCCTAAAGCTGTAAGAGAACGAAGTGCTGAACTTGAAGCTCAGGGATTGACTCAGTGGCAAGCAGGTCGTCAAGCGATTTCCGAGACGCGTGATGCCTATCCGTCAGTAAACATCGGTGATCTCACGAGGCTTTTGCCGGGACTTCCAGGTGCCGCATTAAATATCCTAGACCCGCCCGGAACCGACCGTGGCCTCGATATCGTTCCCGACATCGGCCCATCTCTCAGTACGCTCACGCTTGCTGAAACCTTCACCGACCCAACGCTACTGCTTCCACTTACGGCCGCAGAACGTATTGGGCTCAAAGGTGTTGTTGGTACAGGTCGCTTTGTTAAAAGACTAATTGATCCTGTACGGGAGACTCTCAGGCGTACTCCCGGAGCAAGTGTTGGCGCCGGTGAACGTGCTGCTGCTGATATTGCCGCCGACATACCTCCCGTCGCTGGCACGGACATTCGCCAACTAGACACACTTCCTGAATCTCCTGTTCGTCAGCGCCCTGGAGCAGGAGAGGTGCAACTCGGGCGAGAGGACATCGTTGATCTCAGCGATCCACGTATTGCAGTTGCGTCTGAGCAGCCGGGATGGATGCAAGAGTTTGCGGCAGGTAGGCCGCGTGGGGCGTGGGTTCGATATGAGACAGAATCAGGTGGTTCGTTAATCGGACGTATTGGGCCTCGTGGAGAAATCATTCCTGAAGGAGTTCGAGGTGTACGCGAGCAAACGACATTCCGTGGCCCCCGCGTAGGTGAGGGATCAGCAGAAGCACTTGAAGCAGGTCGTAGCGTCAACCGTGGCGCAGATGCTCTAGTACAACGCATTGAGTTAGAACGTAATGTTGGACGTATAGATTCGGAAGTTGCTGATGCAGCGATTACGTTTATAAGGTCAATGCCTGAAGATGTTCTTGAAGGTGGTGCGCTTTCTTTCAGGAACGTGCGTAGCTTCGGTCCTGCTGGTGGGGGTCGAACAGTCTCAGGGTTTTATAACACTGAGGACAGCCTTGCCAACATAGCCCTCGGCGCACTTGATAATTCCGTTGATCCCAATCGTCTTATCATCCATGAAGTCGCTCATCATATTCAGCGATTCCTCGGTAATGACGCGTTCCGCGCACTTCAGGAACAATACAGGCGTGTCTTGGCTGATGGCGGAGACTTGCTGTTATTCCAAGACCAGTTAGCCACTAGAGGCTTGGGTGGAGGGAAACTTACGCCAGACCTTGCAGAACGGCTCCGCAATACATATAGGTTTACTAACTTCAACGAGTGGTTCGCCGAAGTTCTCTCAGACAAGGCTCTTCGTGACTTCTACAAGGAAGCCTTCCCAGAAGTATCTCGTAATGCTTTCCGTCGGGCAATCGATCTCGTCAACAGCTTCGCTATCGGCGTTCGTAACATTCTGCTACGCAGTAACCGTCCAGACGCAGCAGAGCGTGTCTACCAAGACTTAATCTCTGGAACCATCCGTCGTGTCGGCCCACAGGCGGCAGACCAACCACGAGTAGCCGGCCCGTTCAACCTGGCCGATGAAGTTGGCGGCGGCGTCACGCCTGGAGGTGGCTATGTCGGGAGGCGAGCCACCAATCCAAATCCGTCGAGAACCGCCGACGCATCGGACCTTGAGATTGGCGAAGTCATCTACATCGATGAAGAGCCGTTCCGGGTCAGCCACATCGATGGTCATCTCGTGGATTTGGATAGGATTACCCCCGAAGGTGATCTCGACTTCATCCACTACCCACCGACAATCGATTTATTCAACACCACTACTTTCGGCAAGATCATCGATCGCACGGGCTTCATGTATGACGGCACACGCCCACCGCCGCCAAATCCGTTCGCTGCCGCCGACGCACCTTCAATACGGGATATTCTCACTCCCCCTGCACGTCCCGCCGCCCCCGACGTAACGCCGCCTGTGCGTCCCGTACAAGGCGGCTTGGAGGGTATCGCTGGTGATGTAGCACGGCCAACAGCCGAACAACCTGGGATGGCGCAAGCGTCGTTCATGGGGGATGCTCCTCGCGCTGCGGGTGAGGTAGTTCCGGGTCAGACAGGATTCGCCGACGACATAGCTACTGGCGGTCAGACGACTCAAGATGCGGCGATTGCTGCCGAACTTGCCCAGCGAGGCGGTCAGGTGGCGGACGACGTAGCTCCTGTTGCGCGTGCTGGTGGGCTAGATGACGCTTTTCAAAAGCAACTAGATGATCTTCAAGACGACATCGAGTATGCCGAATCTGTCAATGACTATGCGGAAATTTCTCGACTTAACGAAGAACTCGAAACCTTGATGCGTACTGGTGATGATCCTAAAGCGCAGGACATCCTTCGACAGCAAAACGAAATCGCTCGACTTGAGACAGAGGTTAGTGCAGCACGAGATACAGCCTTAGATATTCCTAGTAGTGTCCGACGAGGTATTTTCGCTGGGTGGTCAGACGATAAGATCATCGCGTTTGCTCGATCTCAAGAACGTGACCCATTTCTCGGAAACGAGTGGTGGGACGAACTCGACTCGGTAGCGATTTCTGATTTTGCCGTACACCCTAATTCGGGGTTTGGATCAAGCGCACCCGGACGTAGTGCACTGGGGGAGCAGTTAGTCCAGGCTCGGGCTAATCTTCGTGAACTTCAAGGTTTGCCACCACGAAAGCGTCCGAATCAGGCACCTCTTACTCCGGGCGAGCTAGTCACAATCGTTCGAGATAGTCTCAAGACGCCAACGGGTAGGGACCGCGTAGGAGGGTCGATTCTTCTACGAAAAGCCGACGGTTCGCAGCGGCGTCTTACACAGGACGAATGGGATCGGTTCCAAGCTGGCGAGGCTATCGACGACGTAACGCCGCCTGTGAGTGCTGCGGACGAGGTTGCGGAGGGTTTGCCACGTCACAGCGATGTGGTTCAAGAACATTCCAGTCCTTCGGACTTTATAAGCGCAGTAGAGAATCCAAGAGAAGTTGGACCGCTTGCGCCAGGGATTCATGTCGCTGGGTCAAATGTCTATCGTGTAGATGCTGCTGGTAACGCCGTTCGAGACAGGTCGATTAAGAGTGGGTTCAACTTCGACACGGGCGAGTTCACATTTGCTCGACGGAACGCAGACCCCGTTCCTGCGAACATTTCTGGAGAAATAGAGGGAACTCAAGTTGTAGACGTTGCTGGTAAGCCACTTCGCGTGTTCCACGGAACACGAGGGGATTTCCCGGTCGATCAACTTCGCCCTGATCCTGGAGCCAATTTCGGGGGCGATGCTAATGTTGTAGAAGGGATTTTCTTCTCACCAGAGCGAGGAACGGCTTTTGAGTTTGGAGATGTCCTTCCCCGAAGTCGCGGTCCTATTCGGACGATTGAGGCATACGTCAACTTCCAGAACCCTGCCACGTTCCGAGATGCTGCGGCGCGGGACTTTGATGTTGCACGGTTAAAGGCTGATGGGTTCGACGGATTTGTAAACATCGACCGAGACGGCGATATCTGGGAAGTTGTGGCGTTTGATAACTCTACGATTTACCCTGTTCAGACGCGCATACAAACCGGATCACGCGCTCCTGAAGAGATTATCCCGCTCACATCCCAAGAAACTCCATCGGTACGCCCCGTACCCCCCGCCGCCCCCGCCACGCCGCCTGTGCGTGCTGCGGACGAGGTTGCGGGGAGGGGTTCTTCTGAATGGTGGGCCGTGACAAGGCGTATCGAAGAACTTGAGAGTGCTCTCCCTACTGGTTCAGTGGAACCCGATGAACTAATTCGGCTTCGGGCAAGGCTGCGTGAACTTGACGCCACCCCCGCCCCGCCGCCTGTGCGTGCTGCGGACGGTGGTGTTGAGGCAGCACGTCGCCCTATTGATGGCACGACAGAACAGACGGATGTTTTTACTGGCGATGAGGCAGTCCGGGTCCAGAGAGAAGCTACCAGGAAACTTCGT